TCAAGCTCTGGCCCATCGGCACCGACACCGCCAAGCATTTGCTGTACGGCCGCATGCGCGTCACCCAGGTCGGCCCCGGCTACGTGCACACCCCCAAGGCCCTGGCCAACACCGACGAGCACGAGCAAATGACCGCCGCCCGCCTGATGCCCGTGGTGGTGCAAGGCCGCGCCGCCCTGCGCTGGATCACCCCCGCCGGCCAGCGCGAAGAGGCCGGTGACTGCATGGTCTACGCCTACGCCTCCGCCTGCTACCTCGGCATCCAAACCTTCCGCGAGCCCAGCTGGGCGCGGCGCCAGGCCAAGTACTGCCCGGCTGAGCCTGATCTGTTCAACAGCTTTTCAGCCCCCAGCCCAATACCCATAAGCCCCGACAGCTCCCAAAACGATAGCAATGCAACCCCGGCCACGCCAGCCAATGCGCCCCCGGCACGGGTGCATAACGGCCGCGTCAGCATTGCCAACCGCACCGGCCGTTTCTAGGCTCAACCCCTACCCATGCCGTCAAACCCCGCCGAGCAACCTGCTGAAGATGCCGAAACCGCCGACCTGGTGCTGCTGACCCTGCAGCTGGCTTGCCAGGCTTTGCCAACCCACTTGACGCCCGACCTGATGCAGCAAATTGCAGAGCAAGTCAAAAGCCAGTACGGCGGCCGGCGCCACTACCTGCCCAAAGGTGCCAAGCGGCTCACCGCTGAAAAGCGCCGCGCCGCCTACACCGCCGCGCTGGACCCCGCCGTCACCGACCAACAGCTGACGCAGGCGCATCAAATCAGCCGCGCCACCCTGTACCGCCTCATGAAAAACGGCGGCGGCCGCTTCAGCTGATGCCGGTCCTACCCCCATCTGCGCCGGGTTGTCTCAATTTGCCCTATTTGACACAGCCCGTTTTTGCCATATTTAGCCCTGCAAAGCCCAATCCGCCGCGCTTACCACCTAACACCGCACAAACATGGCCGGAATCACCCTCGCCCAAGCCCAGGCCCAGCTCGACACCTGGCTGGCCGCCAGCACAGCGGTATCGGGCGCGCAGTCTTACGAAATCAGTGACCGCAAGCTCACCCGCGCCGATGCGCGTGAAATCCGGGAAAACATCGACTATTGGCAATCCAAGGTTAGCCAACTCAGCACCCAAGCTGCAGGCCGTGGCCGCACCCGCACCGTCATCGTGCGCTGACACCCCAACACCCCATGGCACAAACCCCCATCAAACCCCTTGTTGAGCCCAACCTGCTTGACAAAGCCATTGCCTGGGTAGCGCCTCAAATCGCGCAGCGCCGCCATGCCGCGCGCGCCCACATGGCCTTGTCCGGTGGCTACACCGGCGGCCGCACCGATCTGGCCCAGCTCAGCCGCTGGCAGCCCACCGCCGGCAGCGCCAATGCCGACACCATCCGCGACATTGGCCGCCTGCGCGCCCGCAGCCGCGACCAAATGCGCAATGCGCCCGTGGCCCTGGGCGCGCTCAACACCGTGGTCAGCCACACCGTCGGCACCGGCCTGGCCTACACCCCGGCCATTGATGGCCCCTTTTTGGGCCTGGATGCCGAACAAGCCGAAGCCTGGCAAGCCGACACCCAGCGCCGCTTCAACGCCTGGGCCCTCAGCCCAGACTGCGACCTGGCCCGCCAGCTCGACTTTTACGGCCTCCAAGAGCTTGCCTTTCGCGCTCACCTGGAAAGCGGTGACTGCTTTGTGCTCACCCCCATCATTGCCCGCCAGGGCGTGCCCCAGCTTGCGCTGCAGCTGATCGAGGCCGACCGCGTCTGCAACCCCAGCCGCCAGCCAGACACCGACAGCCTGGTGGACGGCATCGAGCTCAACCCCGCCACCGGCGAAGCCATTGCCGCCCACGTGGCCCGCCGCCACCCTGGCGCCCACACCCTGGGCAGCAACGACTGGACCCGCGTTGCCTTTCGCGGCAACAGCACCGGCCGGCGCAACCTGCTGCAAATCTTCAAGCCACTGCGGCCCGGCCAAGTGCGCGGCGTACCCTGGGTGGCCCCCATCCTGGAGCCGCTCAAGCAGCTCGGCCGCTGGTCAGACGCCGAGCTCAACGCCGCCGTCGTCAGCAGCGCCATGGTCACCTTTGTGCGCATGGACCCCGAAGCCTTCCAATCCATTTACGACGAAGACAGCCAAGAAGCCATCATTGGCGCCGCCAGCAAGTGGAGCGGCGAAATGGACACTGGCAAAGCCATCAACCTGCTGCCCGGCGAAAGCATTGAAAACCCCGCCCCCGGCCGGCCCAACCCGGCGTTTGATCCGTTTTGGACTGCCATGGTGCGCCAAATCGGCATGGCACTAGAAATGCCGTTTGAAGTGCTGGTCATGCACTTTCAGTCCAGCTACAGCGCTGCCCGCGCTGCGCTGCTCATGGCCTACAAATCTTTTCGAGGCAAACGCGACCTGCTGGCCAAAACCATGTGCCAGCCGGTGTTTGACCTGTGGCTGGCAGACGAAGTCGCCGCCGGCCGCATCAACGCCCCCGGATTTTTTGCCGACCCCGTGGTGCGCGCTGCCTGGTGCAGCGCCATCTGGACTGGCGACGGCCCCGGCAGCATTGACCCGGTCAAAGAAGTGACTGCCGCCAAAATGCGCGTCGAGCTGGGTATCAGCACCAAACAGGCCGAAAGCATCGCCTTCGATGGCGTTGACTGGGACCGCAAGCACGAACAGCGCGTCAAAGAAGCCAACGCCGAAAAGCGCGACGGCATCTACGTGCTGCCACCCGGCAGCCCGCAGCAAGCCACAGACGGCAGCACCAACTCGCAAACCACGCCGCAAGAGGATGGCAGCAGCAGTGCCAGCGCCCAAGTCAGCGCCCAGGCCACCAGCACCAACTTAGCGCTGGCCCACATCCAAGGCGCCCTCACCACACTGGCCGCGCACCAAGGCGCAGCCGCACAAGCACCCACACAGTCTGCCGCCCCCACCGTGCTTAACCTGCAAACCACCGAGATTGACGCCCACATGGGCCGCGCCTTGGATGCCATGCAGGCCGCCTTTACCCGCCAAATTGCCGACATTCAAGACGCCATGCCCATCAACATCCACGTTCCCAGCCAGCCCGCACCCGTGGTCAACATCCAGCCCGCCATCAGTGTCGAGGCCCCGGCGGTGCATGTGGAGGCCATCATGCCACCGGCCCAAGTGTCGGTGTACGGCCCCGCTGAAAGCGTGCAGACCGTCGAGCGCAATGCTGACGACGACATCACCCGCACTGTCACGCGCCACACCTACGGCTAAACCATGGCAGACAACACCCCCCTCAACCCCGGCACCGGCGGCGACCTCATCGCCACCGACGAGCTGAGCACGCTCAACGGCAGCGCGGCCGTTGCCGGCCTCAAAGTCCAGCGCGTCAAGGTCGGCTTTGGCCCCGATGGCGACCTGCAAGACGTCAGCGCTGCCAACCCCATGCCGGTCGCCGGCGCCGTCAATGTTGACAACTTCCCCGCGCAAACCGGCCTCACCGATGCCCAACTGCGAGCCGAAGCGGTGCCGGTGCAAGACGCTAACGCCAGCAGCCTGCTTGCCCGCATCCTGCGCGTGCTGCTGGCCCCGCTGGGCTATGACATGTCAATCCAGCGCTACCGCCAAACTGCGGTGGTCGAGTCCGGCACCATCACTGCTGTCACCACCGTGGCCACCGTAACCACTTTGGCCAACCAAAGCGCCATTGGCGGCATTCAGGCCCAGCTGCTGGTTAATGGCCAAAACGTCTCCGCGTGGCAAGCCTGCGTGCGCTCCCGCATCACTTAACTGCACCCCATCATGGCAAACACCTTCAAAAAAGTCATTGACCGGCTGATGTGGGCGCAAGTTGCGCCCGCACCCAACGCCAGCGCCGCCGGCACCAGTGTCGCCAGCGATCTGCGCTCCGGCCTCAGCCGAAACCCCTTTGTCTACAACCTGATCTCGGCCACCGTCCTCAACCGGTACAACATCGTCACCAAGGCCTGGGCATTTGTGCAAAGCCCAGCCTTGGCCGGCACCTTTGGCGTCGGCTCGGCCATGGCCTTTGCGCCCTCACTCGGCCTGGTCGGCGCCATTGCGGCGGGCGCTACCACCAGCTCGGTCACCCTGTCCACTGCCTTGCCCAGTGCGGTCGGTCTTAACATGTTGGCCAACCGGGGCGGCAGCGGCGAGTACGGCTACAAACTCCGCCTTATCGACACCGTGGCCGGCAAGACTGAAGAGCGCTATATCGTCGGCAACTCAGCCAGTGCCACCCCGACCATTCAGGTGCTCTCGCCGTTCTCGTTTACCCCGGCTACCGGCGCCCGCTACGAGATCGTGGCCGGCCGCGTCTTGATGTTGGGCGCCGGCCTCACCGCGGCCAACATCTGGCGCAGCTTTGAGGTTGCCAGCAACACCCTGTCCACCGGCCTGTCCACCACCGGCCTGCCCGCCACCGTGGCTACCGACAGCGACATCCTGGTGCTGGACGAGCAGTACACCCCCTACGATTGTTTGCCCGGCGACGGCATGGTAAAAGGCGCCTACAACTACGACACCGGCATCGAATCCCGCTATGCCCTGGCCGCCACCGCTGCCGGTGCCAGCACCCTCACCGGCCAAGCCACGCTGGGCGACGCAGCCGTGGCCGCCAATGAGTTCCGCAATTTTCAGATCCGCGTGGTGGAAGACCCCACCAACAAAACCAGCGTCGGCCAGCGCCGCATCATCGCCAGCCACACCGCCGGCCCCAGCGCCGTGTACACCCTGGGCACGGCCTGGACCGTCACCCCATCAGCCAGCGCCAAGTTTGTCATCGAGCTGCCCAACCTCGCCCTGCTGCGCTCCAGCGCCACCACCACCGTCTACACCTACAACTATGGCGACGCGGCAGTCAACAACGGCACCAACAGCATCGCCGCAGGCGCCTGGTCCACCACCTACTTTGGCGCCGCACCGGCGGCCAATGCCTCGGGCGGCATGTGGGCGCCCAGCTTTGGCATCCAGCCCGATGCCGGGCGCAATGCCCGCCAATCGTTTTGCTACTTTTTCCGGGGCGGCGCCACCACGCTCGATGTGCTGGACATTGCAGGCAGCATCACCGGCACCTGGACGGCGGCGGTGGTGTACGACGGCGCGGTCGCGCTCACTGTGGGCAGCTGCGGCGGCTATGCCCCGTTTGAAAACGAGGGCCGCATGTTCTACGTGAACATCTACGCCGCCTCCGCTGTCAATCAAATGTACCGCTTTGACGTGCAAAACCGGGTACTCAGCCCCTTCACACCAACCGACTTTTTACAGTCTGGCACCGCCACCGCCTCAAAACGCATGTGCGCCTACGCCGCGCTGGATGGTGCTGACATTTACGACGTGGTGCTTCTGCAATCCCACCTCAGCACAGTGGCGCAAGAAATGGTGGTGCTGGTATGACGATCACGCAACTCATCGCCCTGGCTGCCAACCGGCTCGCGATGCTCAACAACGCCCGAGCCACCGCGGTGGCCCTCGGTCAAATTGACCGGCTTGACGCGCTCGATGCCGACATAGCCGAGACCCAAACCACCCTCGACGCCCTGCGCGCCATCCCGGCCGCCGGCTAAAGCCAGCACCCCGAGGCCCTGCCATGTTGCTGCCGCTGCTGCTCAACAACCTGCTGCAGGCCCAGCCGCAGCCTCCTGAGCCGCTGCCAGACCTGGACCAGTTCCGCCCGCCCGTGTTGGGCCGTGGCCCGGGCACCACCGTGGCCGCCTCAGAAATGCGCCGCCAAGCACACAAGCACCGCCGCCGTGCCCGCCGCTTGCGCGAAGACATGCTTTTTTTGTAGCCCACCCAACCCTGCGCCAACGCGCAGCCAGCGTTATCGGTGGGTTGTCTCAATTTGCCCTATTTGAGACAGCCAGTTTTTGGGACAGTACCTTCCTATGAAGCTGCTGGACATCATCACCGCGCCTTGGGCCATCGAGCCAACCAAGCTGCTTGAAATTCAGGCCATTTACGCCACGCACTTGCGCGGCGAAAAAATCGACCTTGCCACCGTCGAAGCCCGCCTGGGCCGCCCGCTCGACAACACCCAGCAAAAAGGCTACGCCATTCAAGACGGCGTCGCCATCCTGCAGCTCGAAGGCGTTATTGCCAAGCGCGCCAACCTGTTCATGGACATCAGCGGCGGCGTCAGCACCCAGCTGGCCGAGCGCGATCTCAAAGCCGCTTTGGCTGACCCGGCTGTGCACAGCATCATCCTCGCCATTGACAGCCCAGGTGGCACCGTAGACGGCACCATGACCCTGGCCGACATCGTGGCCAGCGCTGAAAAACCTGTGGCCACCCTGGCCAGCGGCACCATGGCCAGCGCCGCGTACTGGATCGGCAGCGCCGCCAGCGCCGGCGTCTACATCACAGACGCCACCACCAATGTCGGCTCCATTGGTGTGGTGGCCACGCACACCGACGTGTCCAAGGCCCAAGCCGCGCAAGGCATCAAAACCACTGAAATCGCGGCCGGCAAATACAAGCGCATTGCCAGCCAGTTTGAGCCGCTCACCAAAGAAGGCCGGCAAACCATCCAAGACCGGGTGGACCACATCTACGGCCTGTTTGTAGATGCCGTGGCTGCCCAGCGCGGCGTCAGTGTTGACAAAGTTTTGCAAGACATGGCCGATGGCCGCATTTTCATTGGGCAACAAGCCATTGACGCGGGGCTGGTGGACGGTGTTTCCACCCTCGACGCGCTGGTGGCCACGCTCAACGAACGCCGCAGCAGCGGCAACCCAGCCGGTGCCGGTGCTGCACCGAAATCAGCCCTCAAGGCAAATTCATCCAAACCAACCACAGGTACACCCATGCCCATCACCCGTGAGCAACTGGCGGCCGATGCACCGGACACGCTGGCTCAAATCTTGGCTGAGGGCGCCGCAAGCGAGCGCGCCCGCATCCAGGCTGTTGAGGCCCAAGCCATCCCGGGGCACGATGCCCTCATTACCGCCCTCAAATTTGACGGCAAATCCAACGGCGGCGATGCTGCCATGGCCGTGCTGGCTGCTGAAAAGCAAACCCGCAGCGTCGCTGCCGCCCGCAATGCGGCCGATGCACCTCAGCCCCTGCCCTTGGCCCCAGCCGCCACCGTGCAAGGCGCCGAAGACGCCCCCAAAACCCGCCAGCAAATCGACGCCGATGCCAAAGCCTACGTGGCCGCGCACCCCGGCACCGACTACCTGGCCGCTGTCAAACACATCACTCAAGGAGCCTAACCCATGGCCGCATCCAACATCGCACTGCTTAGCATCGGCGTCACTGCCGCTGCAGCTATCACTCAGTACCGCGCCATCACAGCCGCTGGTGCTGTCTCCACCGCCGCAGGCAACGCCGTCGGTTTTTCCAACACCGACGCCGCCAGCGGCGATCGCGTGCCCGTCACCGCGGTGGGCACTGCCATTGCCACAGCAGGCGCAGCCATTGTTGTTGGTGCAGCCGTGGAGGTTGGCACCGCAGGCAAAGTGGTCACCAAATCTGCTGGCATCACGGTGGGCCGTGCGCTCACCGCTGCCGCCGCCGATGGCGACCTGATCGAAGTGCTGGTCATCGGCAACTAAGCCGCACGCCAGACCGTCAACCCCACACACCAGGACAATCACCATGCCCCAAATGACCCCCGCAGGCGCTCGCGTCATCGACCCCGTCCTGAGCACCATCGCTCAAGGCTATTCCAACGCCGAAATGATCGCCGGCGCACTGTTCCCCGCCGTCAACGTGCCCAGCCGTGGTGGCAAGATCGTCACCTTCGGCAAAGAAGACTTCATGCTGTACGGCAGCCAGCGCGCGCCCGGTGAAAACACCAAGCGCGTGCAGTTTGGCTACAGCAACGGCAACTACGCGCTGGTCGATTACGGCCTTGAAGGCCAGGTGCCCATTGAAGTCATGCAAGAAGGCATGGCCGTGCCGGGTATCGATCATGGCGCCATGGCAGTGCGCAAAGTCAGTGCCATCATGGCCCTGCGCCTGGAAAAACAAGCTGCTGACATTGCCCGCACAGCCGCCAGCTACGCGGCCGCCAACAAAAACACGGCCCTCACTGGCACCACCCTGTGGTCAGACCTGTCAGCCAGCGACCCCATTGCCAACATCGAAACCGCCAAAGATGCCGTGCGCGCCGCCACTGGCAAGCGCCCCAACACCATCGTCATGGGTGCTGCGGTCATGAAATCGCTGCGTCAGCACAGCAAGGTCATTGACCGCATCAAATACACCGGCCGCGATGTGCCCACGCCCGAGCTGCTGGCTGCCCTGTTTGGCGTGCAACGCGTGCTGGTGGGCGATGCCATCTACAGCAACGATGCTGGCACCGCTTTCACCGATGTCTGGGGCAAAGACGTGGTGGTCGCCTACACCGAGCTGGGCAACCTGGCAGACATGGGCGCCCCCAGCTACGGCTACACCTACACGCTGGACGGTTATCCCATGGCTGAGGAGCCCTACTACGACCGCAACACCAAAAGCTGGGTCTACCCCGTCACGCGAGCTGAGGCGCCCGTGCTGGCCTCGGCCAGCGCCGGCTACCTCATCACCAACGCAGTGGCCTAACCGCTTCAAGCGCCGGCATGTTTGCTGAAGATCTCGCTCTGTTCTTCCCCGACTATGGCGTCACAGCCAACATCGGGGGTGAAACAGTGGCTGTGATTTTCAGCAACGGCTACGCGCTTGGCGGCGTAGGGCCTATCGGCATGGCCAGCAGCCAGCCCATGCTCACCCTTGCCACCAGTGCCGTGCCCGCCGATCCAGTGGGTACGGCACTGGTTGTCAATAACACCACTTTCACCATTGCCGCCCATGAGCCCGATGGCACTGGCATCAGCCGCCTGATGCTGGAGGCCGTGTAAACATGGCCACCCAGTTTGCAGCCATAGTCGGCGCCATGGTCACGGCTTTAGGCACGCCCACCCCGGTCAGCAGTCAAATCTATCGCGCCCGCATGCGCCCCTTCGCGGCGCAGCACAGCAACGCCGTGGTGGTGCGCCTGCTCGGCAGCGCGGCTGAACCCAATGCCATCCAGGGCGCCCCCTTTGACTGGTTGACCCAAATCACCACCGAGTGCTACGCCCGCAGCACCACCACCAGCCCCGACCAGGCCGCCGACAACCTCTGGGCTGCCGTCTACGCCCGCCTGATGGCCGACACC